TGGAGGTTCAAACTGTGGAAGTCTGTTGTATGAGGGTGTGGCATCCGCACTCAGGTAGATAAACCTGTTCATTGTTCCGTCTTCCAACATCCCTTCAGAGATGGCAGAGAGGAACTGTTGTTTAGTTGTGAGACCTACAATACCTAAGTGGGGGTCGATTACAGGGGAGGATAGAGACGTAGAATCAAGATTTGTTCCTCTGTTTCTGTTTGCGTACGCAGTTCTTTCTAGTTCACCTTCTGTAGAGTACGCTTTACGAAGTGTCGACAATCTATCTCTGGCAGGTCCACCCTTGTCTTGAGTTCCGTGTTTAATCATGTCTCCAAACTCATCGAGGTACGCAATTACCCATGGATATTCTGCGAGTGTGTCTCTGATGGATGCACCTGAGATAAAATTACCCACTGATGTATTGTTTGAGTATCCAGCTTCTGAAAATAGGCGGGAGAACGCCTTTCTGATGTAGTCCTTACCCGCACCTGTACGCGCGACTACCGCGATATAGGCAGTTGTACCGTTGTAATAGTGTTCAGATCGGTAGACACGGGCTGTCGCCGCTTGAACGATGGATAGAGAACCCGCGAGTGAGATTACCGGATTAGATTTTGTTGAGTATTTATCCAGCCAGTCTATTGTTTTGTTTAATCGGGGGAAAGGGGTTATTTTCACCTCTTCAGTCGTGGTTTCTTCTGTTTCTATCGGTTTTACGGGTGGTTGTTCGTCTATTTTAACCTCTTCAGCAGGTATTTCCGGACTACCACCTATCGACTGGGGGTTTGTCCATCCGTTAGTTTGTGCAAGATGGAAGATGGAAGAGATCGTAAAACTCCCGTACTTCAATGATCTCCAGACCCTGATTGTATCCTTCTCGTTGTACTTATCTGAAGTTTGTGACCACCTGTCCCAGATGTCAAAACCATCTTGGTTGTAAGGACTGAGGGCATTACCCACATTAACCCACACCTCCCTGTCGTTACTGTCAATAAACTGTAGACAGTCTATTAAGTCCTGTTTTTGCTCCAAAGGTAGGTGTTTTGAGACGAGTTTGGGCTTATCAGTCGTAAAGTCAGACTTTGTATAACCACGTATCCAGTCTGGTAATGGAGATGGAAGACATCCATCTGTAGGGTCACTAGAGCCTTCAAACTCATACGTACCACCCGATTTATGCGTGGATGGCTCAACAATAATGTAACCGTTCGCTTTTAGATCAACACCCTTAGCGAGTTTACCTGGGAAGTTCTGGTTTTTTGGAAGTTGGAAGATCCTGTGTTCACCACCACCTCCCGTGAACTGGAGGACATCCGAAGTAATCAGCCCATGTTCCTCCTCTAATAACTCCATCGACAATAAACCACCGTTTCTCGGATCTATGTCTACCGCAATTAACCCAGATCTCTCCATGTGGCAACCAATGTTCATTGTGGGGTTCTTCGTCCACCACTCTTTTACCTGTTCAGGGTTCAGGGTCGCTGCATTCATCCCCAACTGACCGTCTGAGGTTCGGGAAGATGGGTGTGGGTGTTTCCCTTGGTTACTACAAGTAATGTCCCCACAGTCACACTGACCGTTAGTCACACCCCATACAGGGAAGATGTACCACCCTACATTTACATAAGAGAGCGCACGATCCAAAAACTCATTACCTGTTGTCAACTCAGTCACGTTGAACTTACCTCCTGTCATCTTTACCAGATCAACCATATACACCTCTAAATTATAAAAATTAACTTACGAACCACGTTATACTGATTCTACTCTCATTTGTCAATATGATAAAAAGGTATTGACACTAAGACCAATCAGAGTATAATGGTATGTACTCAATACGGAACTAAAGAGGATTAAAAATGAGTAAAGATGAAGACAATATCACAATGCGCGGGATCAGGATGCCTGTTTGGGTCTGGGAGGGAATGAAAGAGATAGCTAAGGAGGATGATCGTCCAACGGGTTATCTCATAGTCACAGTCCTGAAGGGCTACATTGAACAGTGGAAGAGGGAGAGTGAATGAGTATTCTAAAACAACACCAGAACGCAGTTACACAACTCGCACGATGGAAGAAAGAGGAACTTGAACTTCGTGATCAGTTGATTGGAACTCTACCTGATTCGTATATTCCGGAAGTAGGGTCATCCAAGACGACTAATACGGATAATTACAAGGTAACAGTTAAGCGTCCACTCAACACAACCATCGACAGCAAGAAGTTGGGGGGAGTGATGGACTCACTGGATGGAGAGACAATCAATAATGTGTTCAACACGAAATATTCCCTGAATAAGAAGGGGTTTAACTTGTTAGGCGACAAAGATAGGAACATTGTTGAAGAGTGCCTTGTTGAGAAAGAGGGGCAGCCTACAATCTCGTATAAGGTTATTGATGATGAATGATGAAGAAATATCTCGCTTGGTTTATGACGTAAATGTTGAGTTTCACTCTATTGTTGAAAAGAAGATAGAGGAGTCGGGTTTTTCATCAACCGAAGAGTTTGCTTTCATTATGGCCGCATTATCAGGGATACAAGCAGCAGCTATCACTACCTGGTCGCATAGTGAAGAAGACGCATACAGGCTACTCGTGAAGAATGGTGAAATTGTTGGGATGATGGTGAAAGAGTATTTTGAGCTAAAAAAGGAGAAAGAAAATGGCAATTAGTTTAGATTCGATAGGTAAGCCAAAAAAGCGGCCTATCATTATGACAGTAATAGGTGAGCCTGGAACGGGTAAATCAACTCTTGGTAGCCTGTTCCCAGACCCTATTTTCATCACAACTGAGGATGGGTTGATGGATGTACATGGAGGTAACGTACAAGCATTTCCATTGGCTGAAAACTCAGGAGACGTATTTGATGCAATAAGAGTTCTCGCTCAAGAGGATCATGCGTTTAAAACAGTCGTTATTGACTCGATCACTCAATTAAATACGATGTTCGAGAAAGAGATCCTTGATGCTGATCCAGGGGCGAAATCATTTGCTTCATCCCATGGGGGTTATGGTAGTGCATACGCTATGCTGGCTGAAGAGAATCGTAAGATTCGTGAGTGGACTGGAAAACTATCCACAGTAAAAGGGATGCACGTAATTTATATCGCTCATAGCGGCGTAGAGGATATAACCCTGCCAGATTCTGACCCATTTCAGAGATACACTATCGCAAACCTCCACAAGAAATCCATACCCCACTATGTTGGAAATGCTGATGTGGTGGCCCATACCCGCCTCAAGACCTATTTGAAGGGTGGAGAGGACGAAAAGAAACGAGCAATTGATTCTGGTGAGCGTGAGATCATCTGTCATCTGTCTGCATCCAATGTATCCAAGAATCGCTTAGGTATCACTGAACCGTTACCTTTCACTTTGGTTGATAATCCGTTTAGTGACTATCTTCCTGTAATTTAATTTTTAACCATCCCCTACAACTACAAAGGAAATAAAATCATGGCCGATATCGGTAATTTTGACGCTACAACCGTAGCACCTAATTCATCTGCTGCTCCAGCAGGAATTTACAAGGCAATCATAACGGATAGTGAGGGTAAACCGACCGCAAAAGGAAGCGGAATTCTCCTGAAGATGCAGATCGTTGAGGGTCCGTTTCAGGGACACATTTTCACTGAATTCCTGAATATGCAACACTCTAGCAGTCCTGTTGCAGAACGTATCTCAAAACAGACTCTCTCTAGTATCTGCCACGTTACAGGCAAGATGCAAGTCAGTAACACAACAGAACTACACGACATTCCGTTTGCTGTGAAACTGTCAATTGAAGACGGTGGATCGTACCCTGATAAGAACAAGGTGAAAGAATGGCTAATGGTTGATGGATCTAAGATCGACAGTAAAGCTACTCCTGCTACTGCCTCTGCTCCTGCCTCTAAGGAAGACGACGACATTCCATTTTAGAGTTCAATCGTACAACAACAACCACCTCCTACTAGATGGGGGGTGGTTTTTTAACCTTGGAAATCAGGAGCAACCATGGATACAGTAGAGAAGATCTACAAGTACGCAGAGGATCATGCGGATTCCACCAATAGACCCCATCTGGGAGCCTCTATAATCGGTGATCAGTGTTCCCGAAAACTTTGGTATACATTCAGATGGGCTAGTGAGAGAAAGTTCGATGGAAGGCTGTTACGGCTGTTTCAGACCGGACATCTGGAAGAAGATAGACTGATAGATGCTCTGAAGAAAGTCGGGGTCAATGTCTCTCAATTTGTTCCAGGAACAAAAACACAGTTTTCATGGAGTGTAATTGGTGGTCACTTTGGAGGATCTTGTGATGGAAAAGGTCAGGGTCTTGAGGAAGTGCTTAAAAAAGTGGCAATCCTTGAATTTAAGACAATGGCGGGTAAATACTTCCAAAGTCTAAAGAAGGATGGAGTCGAGAAGAGTCAATATAAGCACTACTGCCAGATGACCCTATACATGGGCTGGGCGAATCTCTCCTACGCATACTACCTTGTGAAGAACAAAGACACCGACGAACTGTATCAGGAGGTCGTAGAGTATGATCAAGAGCTGTTTGATAAGTTGATACACAAAGCAACCAAGATCATCACTTCACAGAACCCACTGGAGAGAGTGTCAGGCAAGAAGACATTTTACCTGTGTAATATGTGTGATTTTAGAGGGGTCTGCTGGAACAATGAATCAGTAGCTGTGAACTGTAGAACGTGCCTACACTCAACTCCTGAGATTGATTCAGAGAATAGAGGGTTATGGAGGTGCGAGAAGTACAATGCTCACGTCTCTACAGAGAAGCAGAGGGTCAGTAGTAAGTGTCCCAGCCATCTATACATCCCGTCACTACTACCGTATGAGGTCGATGATACGAATGGTAACAGTGTGGTGTACTTGCTGCCAGATGGAACAGAGGCAATTAATGGTGATGGAGGCTACAAGAGTAGTGAAATGTGGCACCTGAACCCAGAAGTCATAAAGGACGAAACATTGAATGAATTAAGGGATGTATTTGGAGGGACTATTGTTAGTTCTGAGACTCTAAACAAGACTAACCCAGAGAGGAGAGTTTTTAATGATAAGTGATGACACATGGAAGTTTGTAGAACAGGCAATAAGTGATCTTAATCTGTCACAAGAGGTATCGTTTAAAGCAGCATCCACAATAATGGTAGCACCTGAATCTCCGATATTAGAAAGCGCCCACGTCTGCTCTCTTCTACTTCTGAAGGCGCTGGGTAGACTAATTAACGATGATGAAGAGTGGCTGGAGTGGTGGGTTTACGACAATGATTGTGGAGAGAAGGGTTTTGTTGCCAAAGTTGATGGCGTGGAGTACAAGATGGAGACCATGGATGATTTACGAAAAGTCATGTCTGCGGGTAAGGTTGTGCATTGAAACTTCGTGACTACCAAGAGGAGGCGGTACAGTCTTTATATTCTCATTTCAGATCAAAAGATACCGTAGCTCTTACTGTTCTTCCAACAGGTACAGGCAAAGCATTCGTTATTGCGTCTGTGTTTAAGGATGTACTGGAGAGAACAACAGACAAGAGGGTTTTATGTCTTGTTCATACCGTAGATCTAGTGGGGCAAAACGCTGAAACACTAGAGGAGATCTGGGGCGGGAAGGTAGGGATTAATGCTGCTGGATTAAATCGCCGTGACTGCTATGAACGGGTGATCTTTGCCTCAATTCAAACTGTGCATAAGAAAGCTATGCACCTTGGGAGTTTCGACCTAATCTGCATTGATGAAGCGCACCTTATTAGCTCTACAGAGACTGGGATTTATCGCAAGTTTTTGAAAGAGATGCAGCAAATAAACCCTAATGTAAAGATCTGGGGTTTAACTGCTACTGACTTTAGGCTAAAGGGAGGATTGCTGACTGATGGGGATGAAGCATTGTTTGATGAGGTGATTTATGATAAGAATATGCTGTGGTTCTTTGAGCATAACTACCTTTCCCCATTGATCAGTAAGCCCGTCATCAACCGCGTGGATACTCAAGGGCTTCACACGAGAGCGGGTGAATTCATCAGTAAAGAGGTGAATGAGAAATTTGATAAAGATGAGATTACGCGGAAAGCGGTTGCTGAGATTATTGAGTTTGGTCAAGATAGAGTATCGTGGATCGTATTTTGCTCTGGCGTTGATCATGCTAACCATGTTCAGCAGGAGCTTATTGATCAGGGTGTCGATACTGTATGTATAACTGGAAAGACTGCCAAGGTTGAACGGGCTAAAGCGATCAAGAGGTTCAAGAGCCTTGAGATCAAATGCCTTGTAGGTGTGGATGTACTGACAACAGGATTTAATGCTCCAACGGTAGATTTAATTGCTTTTCTTAGGCCAACACAAAGTCCAGGGTTATTGGTTCAAATGGCTGGAAGAGGGACACGATTATCTCCAGAGACAGGGAAGAAGGATTGTCTTCTATTAGACTTTAGTGGAAACCTAAACCGTCACGGCCCCATTGACCAGATCAAGGGGAAGTCAAAGAAACGAGGGTCTGGTGGAGAAGCACCACAAAAATATTGTTTGGGGTGTGGAGCTATATGTCATGCAAACGTCAGGATTTGCGCTGATTGTGGATATGAGTTTGAGATCATTGAGAAGCCAAAGCACGAAGCTACAGCCAGTACAGCAGCCGCACTATCCATCCATGAAACAGGTAGGGCGACATTGTATAAGGTTGATAGGACCACCTACAGTAAACACACAAAGAAGGGAGGGCAATATAGTATGAGGGTGACTTACTGGATGGGGTTACTGGAGATCTGCTCGGAGTGGGTCTGTTTTGAGCATCATGGATTTCCACGAACAAAGGCAGTCGCATGGTGGTATGCAAGAACAGATACAGTCGTTCCAGACACAGTAATTGAGGCGTTGAATAGAGTAGACGTACTGAAGTCAGCGAAGGGTATCCATGTCGATAAGTCTGGTAAATATCCAGAGATTAAAGGAGTTGAGTTTTGAAATACAACCACATAGTTGGGATTGATCCAGGATCAAGTACGGGTGTGGCTAAATTAAACGTAACAACCAATAAACTTGAAGTCCTACAGACACTAGACTTCTGGAGTGCTTATAACTATCTGGATAATTTTGATAGACGAGAAACCCTAGTCGTAATAGAAGTCCCGACCACCAAGACCAACTGGCATGGTAACGGTGCCGCTATTGACGTGGGTGGAGTTATCCGAGAGGCGAAGCTACTGGCAGACGGTATAGAAAGGCTGGGTTTTGAGGTTATTAGAGTTCATCCAAGGGGAAAGGTTCCAGCAAAGAACTTCAACAAGATTACTGGTTGGGTAGGGCGCTCAAATGAGCATAATCGGGACGCTGGAATGCTTGCTTGGTCCGAAATGAAGCGCCTTACAAGAGAGAAATAGCTGTCTCTGGAGAGATAAGTCTGTTTCTAAGTAGTGCGCCTACTATCCTGTCCTGCCACTTGCGAGGGAGGTCTGCTGGTATCTTTGAAGCCGCTTGTTGAGTCACCCCAATAACTTCAGCTAAGTGTTTTTGAGTTCCGCCACTCAAAAATATTGCTTGTCGCTTGTCCATAGCTGTATTATATCAAGAAAAGTTGTTATGGAGCAAAGAAAGTTGTTTAATGTGTTGACTCTGAAATAAATACCTGTATAATGTATTACATCAAGCAAGCAAAAAGGAGTTAAGTGATGGAGGATAAGAAAATGACAGACAGGGAGATCATACTGGAAGTCCATAGGCTTGCAGAGAGTCGTACAAACGAAATGAATGCAGATCAATTG